CTACGAGGTGCCCTGCGCCGTGACGACGGTGACCCACCCGGACTTCACGGCCTGCGTCACCTCCCAGCACCGCTGGCTGGTCATGAGCGACGGGAAGTGGGCGTACCGGGAGACAGGCGAGCTGCGCCCGGAGGACCAGGTGCCGCTGGGCACCCTGGACCTGGTTCCCGTCGGCGACTGCACGCGCGAGGAGTCCTGGTACGAGGGCGTTACCTGGTGCCCGACCACAGAGCACGGCAACTGGCTGGCGCGGCGTAACGGGACCGGCTACTTCCTGGGAAACAAGCCATGACGAATAACTCAGGGTCCCCGGGGTCGGCACCGGGCGGCGCGGGCGGCGGAGGCTCCTCCAACGGGGCACCGGGAGGCAGCGGGGCCGCCGGGCAGGTGAAGATCACCTATCCCGGCATCAGCTCGCCGAGCGTCGTCGTCATCCGGTTCCTGCTCAGCGTCCCATCGACGGGCGCCGCCACCGGGGCCACCCTGCTGCGCTCGGTGATCTCGTCGGGCGGCCTGACCAAGGCCGAGTGCTACTACACCTCCGGCGGCCACCTCGGCTTCCGTGGGTTCAACGGGGTCACCTCCAAGTTCGACTCCGGTGCCCTGGCCTTCAGCGCCGACGGCACCCCGATGATGGTGTCCCTCGAACTGTCGGCGTCCGGGGCGAACATCGCCTGGGCCATCCGGTCGGTCACCCCGGGGGCAGTAAGCGTCACCAACCCGGCCAGCAACACCGGGACCGTGACCACCGCCGCGATGGGCGCGCCCAGCCAGGTGGTCGTCAACCCGGACAGCGCCGTCACCGACACGGCCGTCGGCATGATCGTCGTGCAGTACGCCAACGAGGACATGGTGACCTCGGGCCTGGCGGACGCCATCAACGGGCACGACGGCGAGCTGGCCGGGAACCGCTTCACCCGGATGTGCTCCGAGGTGGGCATCGGCGGGAACCTGCGGGGCACCGCGACCGACACCCCCGCCATGGGGCCGCAGCGCAACGGCCGCTTCATGGACATCCTCCAGCAGGCGGAGGACGCCGACCAGGGGCTCCTGATCGAGGCGCGGGACATGCTCGGGCTGTACTACCGGACGCGGGCGTCGCTCTCCAACCAGGAGTACCCGCTGGTGCTCGACTACGCGGGCTCGGTGTTCTCCGAGGCCCTGTCGCCGACCCCCGACGACGCCCTGACCCGCAACGACATCACCGTCACGCGGGTCAACGGCGGCAGCGCCCACCTGATCCAGGCGTCCGGGGCTCTTTCCAACCTGTCGCCCCCCGCCGGGGTGGGGAGCTACCCGTACTCCCTCAACGCCAACGTGAACAACGACACGCAGCCCCAGCCCCTGGCGACGTTCCTCCTGTCCAAGGGCACCGTCGATGCCGCCCGCTACCCGGCGGTCGTCCTCGACATGCGGCGGCCTGCGGTGCAGAGCCTGTTCGCGTCGATCCCCGGCGTGGACGGCGGGGACCACCTGCGCATTCCCAACATGCCCTCCTACGGGGACGTGTCCACGGTTGACCTGCTGGCCACCGGGTTCGACGAGACCCTCAACGCCTACACCTGGCGCATCGAGTTCAACTCCGTGCCCGAGGCCCCGTACGAGACGAACTTCCTGGCCAGTGCCTCCTCCGGGTCGGCTAAGAACAGCGACTTCGAGGGCGGCGCCGGCACCTGGGCGGTGACGTCGAACTGCACCCTGGCCAACGACCTCACGCACGCCTTCACCGGCTCCGACTCGCTGAAGATGACGTCCGTCGCGGGCGGCACGATGACCGCCCAGCACTGCGCCTCGGCGAACTTCGCGACCCAGATGCTCTTCGTCGGCGGCGGCAGCCAGGTGTACGTGTCGGGGTGGTTCCTGTCGGCGGTCAGCGCCCGCAGCGTCGCGGTCGGCGTCCACTGGTACGACGCCGCCGGGACCACGATCAGCACGGTGTTCGGCACCACCGTGGCAGATAACACCAGCACCTGGAAGCAGGCGGTGGCCAGCCTGACCGCGCCGTCGAACGCGGCCTACGCGCTCGCCGTCGCCGAGGTGGTCAGCACCGGGGCCGGGTCCGAGGTCCACTACCTCGATAACGTCCAGCTAACAGGAAACTGGTGGTGAAGTGACCACTCCCAGCGTCCCGGGATACTCGCTCCAGCAGGCGCAGCGCGACATCGCCGACCTGCGGGGGCAGATCAGCCACCTGCTGGCCAATGCCACGATCGTCAACCTGACGTCCTCGAACATCACGGCGACCACCGTCTCCGCGACCACCGTGTCGGCCACGGACGTCACGGTCTCCGACGCGCTCAAGTACACGAACATCCCCGTGTTCAGCGCCGTGGCCTCCAGCAACCTGTCCGTCGGCGCTTCTGCGGCGGACGTCCCCGGCGCGACGACCTCCGTGACGGTGCGCGGCAGCAGCTCCACCGTCGTCGTGGTCATCGCGGTGGACGAGCAGACCAACGCCACCACCAGCGCGTCCGTGACCGCGTGGCTCAACTGGAACGGGTCCGACCAGACCTCAGACGCCCTGCTCCAGACGGGATCGGCAGCGGCGATCCGGGGGACTGTCGCGCAGGTCTACGTGATTACCGGGGTCGCGGCCGGGACGTACACGGCGAAGATCCGGGCCTCGGGAACCACGGGCGGTACCGTCCGTGGCACGCACACCGTGATTACCGCGATGGTATGGGAGAAGTGATGTTCAGCACCGGACTCAGCACGCAGCAGGTGAACGCCCTCGTCCAGAGCAAGCTGTTCGCCCTGCGCAAGGCACTGGAAGACGTCCACGACCTCCAGCAGTGGTCGGCGGGGGTGACGCTCACCGACATGGAGACCGCGACCGGCCTGTCCGCGACGGACGCCGGGACCCTGAAGTCCGCCATCGCCGACGCCTCGGCGCTCGGGGACTACTACGACACCGGGCTGCCGCCCGGCACCTACCCCCAGCCGGCCAGCGCGTACGTGTACGGGGCCTCGCAGCGCCAGGTCATCGGCCCGCAGTAGCAGAAGGGGAGGATTGCCGTCCTCCCCGCTGCCCCAGCTCACTCCTTGACGCTTCAATGTTAACTGCTGTTCCTGCGGGTACGGCTGGTGCCGGGGAGGCGCAATGGGAGCTACCACACTTACGGTGCTGGGAGCGCTAGGCGGGATCACCGCCTTCATCGGCGGGGTGTGGGTCCTGCTGAGGGCGATCTTCAAGCAGGTGACCGCGACCGACAGCAACACTAAGGCGACTAACCGCCTGAACGAGACCGTCGCCGACCTGGCGGAGAAGATCGGCCAGCTCGACACGAGGGTCACGATCCTCGAAGACCACGAGAAGTGGAAGGGAGGGCGGCCTCATCCGTAAGCTCCTGATGATCAACCTCAGCCCCGCGATGCGGGCTGTAATTGCCGCCGCGCTGCTCATCGCCCTGACCGCCGCCGCGTTCGCCGGGGACTACCTGGTGGCCACCTGGCGGGCCGACCAGGCGGTGCGCCAGTCCGAGCAGGTGCTGTGCGGCATCGTCAACCTGGTGACCGCAAGTCCGGTCCCGGCTCCCGCCGATCCTTCGGCCAATCCGTCGCGGGAGTCCTCCTACCGCTTCTACGAGGCGTTCGTGACTGTCGGCCGCCAGTACCACTGCTAACGGAGGCATCATGAGCATCTCAATGCCCGACAGCATCTTCCCCGTCAACCTGCCCGACGGCTACCCCGCGTACCTCGGGTACACAGACGGCTTCTGGCCCACCATCGGTGACCTGGAGAAGCTGTTCCCCCACGCGCGCCTGGTGTCCCTGACGGTGCGCGGGGGCAAGGCCGTCGGCTGCGACGTCGAGTCCGGCGACCTGTCCCCCGCCCAGGGGTGCACGTGGGCCAGGGACCAGATCAGGGCCGGGGCCGATCGCCCGGTGATCTACGCCAGCGCCTCGGTGATGCGCGACTCGGTGGTACCCGGGCTCTCCTCCCTCGGGGTGGCCCGGTCGTCGGTCCGGCTGCTGTCGGCCCATTACGGCATCGGCGAGCACATCTGCGGCCCGCTGGTGAAGGCCTGCGGTTACCCGCAGGCGGACGGCACCCAGTGGACGGATGCCTTCCGGGGGGTCGGCAGCTCCTCGATCGACATGTCCCTGCTGCTGGACAGCTTCTTCACGACCCCGGTACAGGACTCTACTGCGGAGGTAGACATGGCCAAGGCCACCGTCATCAGGCTCGGCTCGACCGGGCAGGCCGTCCGGAACTGGCAGGGCCTGCTGGCCGCCCACGGGCACAACGTCGCTATCGACGGGCAGTTCGGGATGGCCACGCAGCAGGCCACCGAGCAGTTCCAGATTGCCGTTCACCTCGGCGTGGACGGGGTGGTGGGGGTCAATACCTGGAGTGCCGCGCTAGTGTGACCCGACTGTGGCGCACGGTGTGACTGTGACTGTGGCTTACCAAGGTTTCTTGATAAACAAAAGTGTGACCTGCGGTTAAGTTTCCGCAGGTCACGTGGAGTGTGTGATCCTGGCCCCGGCGGTGAGGAACCGCCTGGGGGATATCCGGGGCCAGGATCACAGTGAATGCGAGTATTTACACTCGCCTGAAAGTCACTTGCCTTTCCGGTAACGGGAAAGCTCGACGTCGGTGCCGGGCTTCTCGTAACTCGGGTTGAGCGCGACGGACCTCGGCCGGGCGATTCCCTCAGCCGGCGGACCCTGCTCAGGACCGCGCTGGGTGATCCGCACGGCACCGGCCATGCCGACCTTCTGCCCCTGCTTGTACTGAGGGCGGCGCGGGCAGATCCCGGAGCTGCACGGCAGCGTTCCGCCCTGGCACCGGCAGGTCGCGTACCCGGGTTCCGGCTGCTGCTGCGGCTGCTGAGCCCGCTGGGGCTCGCGAGGCTGCGCACCGCGCCTTCCCCACGTCCACCTGGACTCAGGCTTGATCTTCTTGACCAGGGGCCTCTTCGGTCCCCACCAGCCCTTGCGCACCGCGTCCCTGTAGGCGTACCACCAGTTCCAGATGCAACGCCGCGAGCAGGCGGTGGCCGAGAACCCGGGCTGCTTGCGGTACTCCTCGGCCCAGGCGATCCAGAAGGCGTCCTTCAGCTTGTGGGTGCAGCCCTGGTGGCCGCACAGCCCGTGCTGGCGCAGCAGCTCGCCGTTCTTGTCGGCCTGCCACTCGGGGTCCGGCGCGGGGCTAGCCCACTGCTGGCGCGCCATCAGGCTGCGCCGCTAACTGGCGCGCCACCCTCTGGCGCGCCGGGTGGCACGCTCTCGTACCCGAGGGTCAGCACCTGGCACGGCACGTCCCTGTGGCGCGCCTGTGCCACCTCGTCGATGGCACGCGCCAGCTCCAGTGGTGCGCTCTGCGCCAGGCGCGCCAGTACGCGCCAGCGCTGCGCCACGGTCATCTGCGCCAGGCGCTCGGTCAGTACCTCCATCAGTTCTCCTTCCTGTTTACCCAGGTCACGTGGACTGGCGCGCTGTGCCACCTGGTGGCGCGCCGGTCTGGTACACCCGGCTGGCGCACCGTGCCACTTCCCTTGGCGCGGGTGGCGCGCCACTGGCGCGGCACGCTGGCGCGAGCCATGGCGCGCCGCGTGCCAGGACTGAGCACCCTGGCGCGGCGTACCAGTACCAGTACTGGCGCGCGTACATGGCGCGGTAGTCCGCGCCTGGCACGGTGGCGCGGCTCGGTACGATGTGGTGAGGGGCGCGCCGATTGCCCCGGCGCGCCACCTCACACCGCCTTGTGGCGCGGCGCGTACCGCGCCGCCGTGTGCGCCGCCTCGTTCATGGCCGTCGTCGCCTGCCGGGTGGCTGCCGTGTTGTGCCGGATGGACCTCAGCCACTTCTGGCACGGGTACCACAGGAACGCCACGCCGCCGATCACGGCGCACGAGCCGACCGAGATGATCACCTGGATCAGTGTGCTGCTCACGTAACTTCAGCCCCTTCGGTATCTTCTCGCTGACTCCCCTATTTAAGCACGCTTAACATCTTACGGCAAGGCCCACTTTACGGTAACGTAGGCCACATAAGTTATCCACGCTACACAGGAGGAAGGGAGGCCAGGTGGCCATCTCCGATCTGACGATCGACACCGAGGCGCTCTACACGGCCCTTGACCGCAAGCGCCGTGCACAGCGGATGAGCCGGAGGCAGGTGACCGACGTGCTCGGCGTCAGCCCGCCGTCGTTCACCCAGTGGGGAGCGGGCCAGGGGATGAGCGCCGACGTGATCGGCCGGGCGTGCGCCTGGCTGGAGACGGACCTGCGCGCCTTCCTGAAGCCCCGCCCGGTGCTGGCGGCCGGGAACGGCGAGGACGTCAGCGTCAACCGCGAGCTGACCGAGCAGAGAGACGAGGCACAGGCCGTCTGAACCGTTACCCCGCCGTGACCGGAAACCACCGGGTTCTAGCGGCGAAGGGTTGAACCGGGAAACACGTCGGCCGCCCCTTGGCGGCAGGGTTCCCAGCCCTGCCAGGGCGGCCGATATGTCCGTGAAACTACTCACTTCTACATGAGAAGGATACCATGAGCGAGTTCTCTGGTACCACTTTCGACCACGCAGAGCGCACCAACGTCAGGAGCGACTTCTCCTGGTACCCCAGGGCCTTCTTCACCGCCACCCAGGAGATGCTCGGCGCGACGATCCTGTCCGACAAGGGCAAGCGCCAGTTCCGCGAGTTCGTCCGGGGTAACGTGAAGCTGCCCACTGGTGACGCCCGCAAGCTGCTCGCCGAGAGCATCGCCACCGACGTGGACTTCTGGGCCGGCATGAACGAGGACTTCGGCGACGAGGGCGACGACCTGCTGTCCGGGCAGGACGAGGTGATCCACGGCTGGGCCGTGACCGGCGAGATCCCGGACCTGCTGGACGCCATCACCGAGCTGTCCATGCCGGGTCTGTCCGACGAGTGCGCCAGGGCGGCCGACCGCTTCTTCCCCGACAAGGCGGCACGCGCCGCCGAGCGCGAGGAGCTGATCAGCTACCGGGTGGAGCGCTGGCTCGGGACCATGGCCAGCCAGCTCAAGGGCAAGGACTGGATCAAGCGCGTCGAGTTGTGGACGGCCTACGAGATCTGGTGCAAGTGCGACGGGACCGGACAGCACCCGGGGCAGCCGAAGGACTTCTACGAGGCGCTGCGCTCCCTCGGGTTCTCGCCTTCCAGGAGGCACGGCACCGACGGCTTCAAGCCGCCAATTCATTAGAACAAAGTTAGTGGGGGAAGGTACCTTCCCCCACCTTTCCCCCACTCAGTAATTCTACTTAATCCTCTGACCTGTACTTACTTCAGGAGGGGGAAGGGGGAAGGTGGGGGAAGGTCTCTAGATTGACTCGCGCGAGGCTCTTATCTCTTGTTACTAGCTAGCTACTCACCGTAACTGGGCAGCCGACTGGAACCGGGAGAGAGGGATGTAAAAACGCCTTCCCCCCGCTTCCCCCTTCCCCCTCAGTGGATAGCGGCAGCTCATGGCCGGTAATCAGTCAGGTTGTGCGGGGGAAAGGTGGGGGAAGGCAGTTCCGGTCGAACGCGGAACTCGAAAGATCGTTACCTTCCCGAGACCGGATTGCACCGGATTGCACCAGGGAAGCAGTGAGGAGGGAATCACCTCCCGGAGCCAGAGAGGCCACTGAGATGGATTACAAGACCTGCGCCGTGTGCGACCACGAGTTCGGCATCCTGGAGGAGCGGCTGCTCGTCGTCTGCGAGCACGGCACCATGCTGTGCCACTGCGGCGTCTACGCCTACGCCTGCCTGAGTCACCAGCAGGAGGTCCCGCGCACCCCCGGGTCGTTCAAGCGCCCTCCCCTGCACATGAGCACGATGGTGCTGCCGGGCAACTGGGAGATCGAGGCGGTGATGGCCGGCCACCAGGTGATCCGGGCCACCATGAGGCAGCCGCTGACCGTCTCCGTGGAAGGCATGGACGACCTCCTCGGATAGCCCTAGTGTCCTTTTCCAGGCGGCAGCCCGCGACCTCCCCGGCCGGGTTGCCGCTCCTCTTTTCCCCAGGTGGCCCCAGTGATACGGGAGGTTCCCGGGAATCACCGTTACGGTGCATGATGTAGGTATCGAAGGTACTGCTGTCACCGGGTGAGGAGAAAGAGATGTCGCTTGTGTCCGAGGTGCAGACCGAGCTTGGGCTGCTCAAGCAGAAGGCGCAGGAGCTGGAGGCGAAGCTGGCCCCCGCGATCCCGAGGATCGAGGCCCTCGAAGGCAACCCGGTGGTGGACGCCCTGCTGTCCGCGCTGCACGTGCCGCCGTCCGGCCTGGCCCTGGTGACCCAGCTCCTGGCGGGCCTGGAGGAGATCTACAAGCCCGAGGACGCCGCGACTCCCGCCCCGGTGACCGCCCCGCAGCCCGTCGCGCCGTCCGCTGGTGTCACTGGCTGAAGTCTGCACCACAGTGGTGTATAGTGGTGGACATGTCAGTCCACCGCTTCACCATCTCCCTGGAGGACCCGCTGTTCGAGGCGCTCCAGGCTGAGGCGCGGGCGAACCGCCGGTCAGCGTCGGCCCAGGCCGCCTACTGCATCGACCAGTGCCTGCGCTTCAGCCCCGGGTCCGCGTTCAACGCCCAGGCCCAGATGGAAGCCACCGCAGAAGGAGAGCAGTCGTGAGGATTCCCTTCACCAGCCGCCAGCCGAAGACCGTCGTCGTCGATGCCACCACCGAGCTGGTCGCCCAGCCGGTCATGGGCGCTCCGGAGAAGGAGTACGGCATCCGGGTCACCGGCCCGAATCCGCTGCTGTCCGCCGCCGCCGAGGTAACCCGCCCGGCTGCCTTCACCGCCAGCGCCCGGATGGGCAGCGCCCTCCCGGCCCGGCGTCGCGGTCCCGACGGCCGCTTCGTCCCCAAGGGCATGTAGTGGCCGAGCCGCAGCGCCGTCCCCAGCGCAAGACCCACCTGGACGCCTCCGTGGTCCCGGTAGAGCGGTCTTACCTCGCCCGTGCTGCCGCCCTGGAGCAGCAGGCCGCCGACTACGAGCGGGACGTGCTGGAACCGGACGGGGCACTGCCGGAGTTCATCGAGGACAAGCTGGTGCTCGCCCGCGAGTTCCGGGCGCTGGCCGAGGAGCTGCATTACTGGTGAGCAACCGCAAGAAGCTGAACATCAGGAAGCTGGCCGAGTCGATGACGAAGCCGGTGCCCGTGAAGAGCTGGAAGGACGCGAGGCGACGTGGACTCACCGGGACCGGAGCAGGGACCCGACGCAGCCGTTGAAGGCTCAGGTGAACCGGCTCCGAACCACATCCCGCGCCACAGGTACGTCGAACTCCAGAAGGCGCTCGCTACCGGCGAGGTCAAGCGCACCGTGCTGGCCCGCCGGTACGGCGTCTCACCGCAGGCGATCACGCAGTTCGCCAAGCGGTACAGGTGGGAGATCGACCAGATCCGGGGACACGTGGACGAGGCCCTGGCCGGGCTGTGGATCTCCTCGAAGGACAACCGGCTGGCTGCCTACCAGGGCGAGTACGAGGCCAGCCTGGCGAACGAGTTCTACAGCAATCACTACGAGCACGTGAAGACCAGGGCGGCGATCCTGCGGGCGGTGGCCGACGAGCTGGGCGACATCCCAAACAAGTCCCAGCTAACCATCGGCGGCACGGTGCGGCACGAGCTGGTCGGCATCGACGTGGACGAGTGCTTCCCGGAGGCGGCCGGTGCAGAAGCTGGTACTGACCCCGCAGGAGGCTAAGCACCTGGCAGCCTTGCTGGACAGCCGCGACTACTGGCTGACCATCGACATGGAGGAAAAGCTGTGCATCCCTCGACTGAGGCCATCCTTCGGCACTTCGACACCGGGCACCTGCCCGAGCACCTGCAAAGGGTCTCTGCTCCGTTCGGCGAGCTGGCGCACCAGTGTGCGGCTGACTTCGACGGGCCTGAGCTGACCGCCGGGCTCCGCAAGCTGCTGGAGGCCAAGGACTGCATGGTCCGGGCCGCGCTCGGGTGACCACCGCAGTTAGAGAGCCCCGTCACCGGAGGGTAACGGGGCTCTCTGCCTCGGTGCCATTGATCCGACTAAGGAAGAAAACGAGGCAGGAACGATGATACCGGCATCAATCGCTTCCCGCCCGGTGCACCGCTACGCTCCCGCCGGGTCGGCTGCCGAGCTGTTCCGCGCCAAGGAGCCCGAGGTTCTGCTCAGTGGCTCGGCCGGCACCGGCAAGAGCCGGGCGTGCCTGGAGAAGGTGCACGCGATGTGCCTGCGGTACCCGGGGATGCGGGCGGTCATCCTGCGCAAGACGGCCGTCAGCCTCACCTCGACCGGCCTGGTCACCTACCGGGAGATCGTCGCCCGCGAGGCCCTCGCCTCGGGCGAGGTGACGTTCTACTCCGGGTCGCGGGAGCGGCCGGCCGCGTACGTGTACCTGAACGGGTCGCAGATCATCGTCGGCGGGATGGACAAGGCCGACAAGATCATGTCCTCGGAGTACGACATCGCCTACGTGCAGGAGGCGACCGAGCTGCTCGAAGACGACTGGGAGAAGATCACCACCCGGCTGCGGTACGGCCGCACGCCGTTCATGCAGCTCATCGCCGACTGCAACCCGGGTCCGCCGCACCACTGGCTGAAGCGCCGCTGCGACGCGGGCAAGACCCGGATGGTCTACTGCAAGCACGAGGACAATCCCCGGTACTACCAGCAGGGACAGTGGACAGGCGAGGGACAGGTCTACCTCAGCCGCCTCGACAACCTGACCGGGGTGCGGCGGGAGCGGCTGCGCTTCGGCCGCTGGGCAGCCGCCGAGGGGCTGGTGTGGGACGGCTTCGACCCGGCCGTGCACCTGAGCACGCGCTTCAACCGGCACTCCCACCCGCCGGACGCCTGGCCGCGCTACTTGTCGGTGGACTTCGGCTACACCAACCCGTTCGTCGCCCAGTGGTGGGTGCAGGACCCCGACGGCCGCCTCTACATGTACCGGGAGATCTACAAGACCCGGACGCTGGTCGAGGACCACGCCAGGCAGATCCTGAAGCTGTGCAAGTCGCAGGAGCGGCAGGAGCCGCCGTTCACCGCCGTGGTGTGCGACCACGACTCCGAGGACCGCGCCACCCTGGAGCGCCACCTGGGCCGCTCGACCGTCCCTGCCCACAAGGCCGTGTCCGAGGGCATCCAGTCGGTCGCCGAGCGACTGCGGAAGGCGGGAGACGGCAAGCCGCGCCTGTTCATCTGCCGTGACGCCCTGGTGGAGCGAGACCCGGCTCTGGACTCCGCCCGCAAGCCGTGCTGCACCGAGGAGGAGCTGGGCGAGTACGTGTGGGACGCCTCGGCGAACGGCCAGCAGAACCTGCGCGAGGTGCCGCTGAAGAAGAACGACCACGGGTGCGACGCCATGCGTTACGCAGTGGCACAGATGGACCTGGTGGGGCGCGTGAGGTACAGGTCGTTCAACACGTCAACGGTGCCGTCGAGGCGCGGCGGGTTCTAGCTGTTGTAGGTCACTTAGCTGCCTTATGATCATCGTGTGACTACAGCGACGTTCGGGGTCACCCGTGCCATGGCGAGGCCCGGCCGCTTCATCTGGAAGCGCGCCTCCTCAGCCGTCACTGCGGCCGTCGCACCTCACCGCGCCTCGCTGCTGCGGCTGATCGACATGCCGCTCACGGTCATCGGCATCGGCCTGATCGACTTCGGGGCGTTCCACTACGTGCACATGATCGGCTGGGTCGTCACCGGCATCTCGCTCCTGGTCGTCGAGCACATGATCGCCGACGACGAGCCACCGGGCACCGGGTGAAGCCCGTCCACGGGCTCAGCCCGTGCCCTGCCTGCCACATCTGGCACTGCCTGGCGTGCGGCTGCCCCAAGGCGGCCGTCAAGTGAAGTCGGGACTGCGCCGGATGACGGCGAAGATGACGGCACCGCCGGTCCCGCTGTCGCCGCAGGCCCGCAGGCGCGGCCTGTCGTTCGACCTGGGCGTCGGCTCGGCCTCCAAGTACCAGCAGCTTCGCGCCTACGGCATGTCCGGCACCGTCTTCTCGATCGTGTCGCTGCTCCAGCAGGCCGCCGCCACTCCCCGGTGGCACCTCTACAAGAAGCAGCCGCAGGACGGCCGCCGCCGCTACACCACGGGCGACCAGGGCAGCGACCAGCGCACCGAGGTCATCAACCACGCCGCGCTGTCGCTGTGGAACAAGCCGAACGACTTCCACACCGGGTTCGAGTTCCGCGAGGGCAGCAACCAGCACCTGGAGCTGACCGGCGAGACGTTCTGGGTCCTGAACCGGGACAACGCCTTCGGGATGCCGACATCGGCCTGGTACGTGCGGCCCGACCGGATGGAGCCCGTCACCGACCCGGACGCCTACCTGCTGGGCTGGGTCTACACCGGGCCGAACAGCGAGCAGGTCCCGCTCACCCTCGAAGAGGTGATCCTGGAGCGGCTGCCCGACCCGATCGACCCGTTCCGTGGCGCAGGCCCGGTCGGCTCGGTCATGCCGAACATCCAGCAGCAGCGGTACGCCACCGAGTACCAGCGCAACCTGTTCCTCAACGGCGCTACGCCGGGCGGCATCATCATGGTGCCGAACAAGCTGACCGACCCCGAGTTCGACGAGCTGGTTGACCGCTGGCGCGAGGGCCACCAGGGAGTGGCGCGGGCCGGGCGGGTCGGCGTGCTGGAGAACGGCGCGCAGTGGCTGGGCGACGCCCCCACTAACAAGGACATGGAGTACACCAACCTGCGCCTCGCCAACCGCGACGAGCTGCGCGAGGCGTGGCGCATCCACAAGCACATGCTCGGCACCGTGGACGACGTGAATCGGGCCAACGCGATGACAGCCGAGGACACCTTCACCGGCTGGCAGACGATCCCCCGGCTGGAGCGCCGCAAGGACACCCTCAACTGCAAGCTGCTGCCGATGTTCGGCGACGACAAGGTTGAGTTCGACTACGAGGACCCGTCGCAGGTGAACCAGGGCGAGGCGAACGCCGAGCTGCTCGCCAAGGCGCAGTCCGCCGAGGCCCTCGTCACCGCCGGGTTCGACCCGCACGACGTGCTGGAGGCGGTCGGCCTTCCCGACATGGGCGTCATCGAGAAGGCGACCCAGGAGCCCGCGCTGCCCCCCGGCTGGGTGCCAGCTCCCCCGGCTCTCCCCAGTGCTGCCCCGTCACAGCAGCCAGATGACTCGCAGGATGTGGCAAACTACCTCAAGAGGCTCGTCGGCCTCAACGGCCACTCGTACGCAGGAGGCCAGCGTTGAACCCAGCCGAGATGCGGCAGCGGCTGCGCAACTACGCCGTCACCCAGCCGCAGCGCCAGTGGTTCAAGATCGTCAACCAGGCCGGGATGCCCGCGCAGGTGATGATCTACGACGAGATCGGCTTCTTCGGCGTCTCGGCGCAGGCGTTCGCCGACCAGCTCGGCGACATCACCGGCCCGATAGACCTCTACATCAACAGCCCCGGCGGCGAGATCTTCGACGGCATCTCGATCTACAACCAGCTCCTGCGCTGCCAGGACGTGTCGGTCTACATCGACGGGATCGCCGCCTCCGCCGCCAGCTTCATCGCCCAGGCGGCCTCGCCCGGCAAGCTGGGCATGGCGAAGAACGCCAAGATGATGATCCACAACGGCCAGGCGTTCGCCGCCGGGGACGCCGCTGAGCTGCGCAAGATGGCTGAGCTGCTCGACTCCGAGACCGCGAACATCGCCTCGATCTACGCCGAGCGCACCGGCCGCCCCGCCAGCGACTTCCTGGCCATGATGGACAGCGAGACCTGGCTGAGCGCGTCCCAGTCGGTGACCGAGGGCCTCGCCGACTACGTGTACGACCCGCGCAAGGGACCATCCAACGTCATCCAGGTGCGCCCGGTCAACTCCGGCAACGGCGGGTGGGTGAGCCGGGACGGCAAGTGGGTGTTCGACCCTGACGGCGACGGCGACAACGACGCCACCCCCGAGGGCGACACCGACCACGACTACTTCGCCGAGGACGGCACGCAGAAGAAGGCGATCCCGCCCGACCCTGACGGCAAGCAGGGCAAGCCGATGCCGACTGCCGTGTGGTCGCCCGTCCTGGTCAACGCCGACAAGTACAAGCAGGACGAGCGCGACAAGATGGCCAAGTCCGGCGAGGCGATGCCGGACGGGTCCTACCCGGTCGCCGACGAGGAAGACCTCAGCAGCGCGATCCTCGCGGTCGGCCGTGGCGGCGCCGACCACGACGCCATCCGCAGGCACGTCATCACCCGCGCCGCCGCGCTCGGCAAGTCGTCCATGATCCCGGACAACTGGGCTCCGGATGGCTCCCTCAAGACGTCCTCCGCTGAGGACCAGATCGACGTGACGGCGCTGTCGGCGCTGTTCTCTAACGCCCTGAAGGAGGGTACGAAGTGACGACCAAGCTCAAGGTCCCGTCCGACTCCGCAGGGCTCAAGGAACTGCTGAGCGACCCGGCGGCGCTGAAGGAGTACTTCAGCCAGGCAGCCGTTGCCAACGGCGACACCAAGGCGTTCCTCGACGCCTACGCCAAGCAGTACGTGGCGGCCAACCCGGACACCCAGGACCACGTTCGCGACCAGGTGCAGTCGGTGCTGTTCGACATGCTCCGCGCGGACAACCGCAAGGCCCGGGGCGCGCTGTCCAACGCGATCAGCTTCACCAACGGGAAGCCGTCGCTGAACCTGTCGCCGGACGGTACCGCCGTCGTGGCGCGCGGCCGGGGCGCGGTCTACAACAAGTACTCCTCGGGGGCGGCGTTCGAGGCCAAGTACGCCGAGGACGACCGCTTCGGCACCATCGGCGAGTACTGCCAGGCCATCCGTGAGGAGGCCCGGCCGACCTCGACCCGCAACCGCGAGACGCTGCTGCGCAAGTTGTCCAACGTCCGCGAGTTCATGAACTCGTTCTCCTCGGAGGACCCGGGCGCCGGCGGCTTCCTGATCCCCGAGATCATGCGGTCGGAGCTGCTCCAGCTCGCGCTTGAGGAGTCGATCGTCCGCAGCCGCGCCACGGTCATCCCGATGAGCACGCTGTCGGTCCCCATCCCCACGGTGGACGACACCAGCCACGTCACCAGCCTGTTCGGCGGGGTCCAGTTCTACTGGGCGGAGGAGGCAAGCTCGCTCACCGAGTCCACCGCCACCTTCGGCCGGGTCACGCTGACCGCCAAGAAGCTGGCCGGGTTCTTCAAGGTCCCGAACGAGCTGCTCAACGACGCCCCGGCGTTCTCGGCGTTCTTCGACACCCGTATCCCGCAGGCCCTGGCCTGGTTCGAGGACAACGCCTTCATGAACGAGACCGGCGTCGGCGCGCCGCTCGGCTTCATCTCCTGCCCCGCGTCGATCTCGGTGTCTGCCGTTTCCGGCCAGCTCACCAAGACGATCCTGTGGGAGAACATCGTCCAGATGTACTCTCAGATGCTGCCCACCAGCCACGGCAACGCGGCCTGGATCTGCTCGCACGACGCCTTCCCGCAGCTCGCCACCATGGCGCTGTCGGTCGGTACCGGCGGCGGCCCGGTGTGGATGGGCGGCTGGGGCAACTCCAGCGGCGCGAACACCCCGCCCATGACGATCCTGGGACGCCCGGTGATCTTCACGGAGAAGGTCGGGCCGCTCGGCACCACGGGCGACATCAACTACGTGGACCTGAGCTACTACCTGATCGGCGACCGCCAGCAGGTCGAGGTCTCCGCGTCCGAGCACGCCTTCTTCCAGAACGACCAGACCGCGTACAAGATCATCGAGCGCGTGGACGGCCGCCCCTGGATTCAGAGCGCGCTCACCCCGCACAACAACAGCACCTCGCTGCTGTCGCCGTTCGTCCAGCTTGCCACCCGGTAAGCAAGTCAATCTGCGGCAGTAACGCCCCGCAGGGACAGGAAGAGGTAGCAGATGCCTACCACCCAGGCAGCAATCGGCCTCGGCCGGATCTTCAACGTCGTGCACGACTCGTCCGGCAACATGTTCAAGCTCTCGGGCGCGAACGCCGTCACCTTCGTCTCGAAGTCGTCCGGCTCCAACACGCTCACTCTGGTCGCGGCCAAGACCTTCGGCGGCTCGACCACCAACTGGACCACGGCCAACGGCTTCGGCCAGACCGCGTTCTACCACGAGAACGCCGGGGCGATCGGTACCGCCGCGTGGACGAAGGTGACCAGCTCCTGGTCGTCCAACGTCCTGACTCTCGGCACCTCCGGCAAGGTGGACGCGGTGACGGTCTTCGCCACCCAGTTCGCCGACGGCTACGCCTACATTCAGGGCACGGCCGCAGCGGGCTCGCTCATCGCGATCGTGCACGACCTGTCGGTCGCGCGCACTGCGGTGAACCTCGCGATCCTGGGGGCCTAAGCCATGGCCAACCTCGTCAAGGGAACGTCACTCCGCGAGCTGCTGTACGGGCAGGTGGTCACCAAGAAGGCCCAGGTTCCTCCGAACTCGGGGTCCAGCGCCACGCTGTTCACCGTGTCCGGCGGTGCGGTGATCGTCAACCTGCTCGTCGGCCGGGTCAGCACCGCGCTGAACGGCACCACCGGGGCCATCGCGCTCGGCATGAAGCCGACCGTCGGCACCGAGGAGACGGCGGGCATCGCGACGGCGGGAGTCGTCGGCGGGGCCGAGATCGGCACGATCCTGGCGCTGTCCGCCACCTCCGGCGGCCTGGCGGCGGCCCTGATCGTCAGCGGCAAACTGGCTGGCAACGCCGCGTTCACCGGGCTGGGCAGCGAGTTCATCGCCAACACCGGCACCATCGAGGTCACCACGTCCGTCGCGACCATGACCGGCGCGATCGACTGGTACCTCACCTACGTGCCGCTCGACGACGGGGCAGCGGTCGCGTAATGGCTGTTAACCCGGCCGCTGCTGCGGCGCAGAAGTTCGCCGAGACGTACGGCGCGGTGGTGACCGGCGGCCCGAAGGCGCTGCCTGCCTCGACCACCGGCCATATCTTCACCGTGGCCGGCGGCCGGGTTATCGTCACCAGCCTGACCGGGGTCGTCACCACGGTCATCCAGGCGCAGGCCACCACCCTGTCCGTGGGCAACACGCCCACGGGCGGGTCGGCCTCCACCGCGTCCTTCTGCGCCACGCTCGACCTGACCGGGAAGACCGTCGGGGTCTCCCTGGCGGTGCCGCAGGCCAAGGCGAGTGCGCTGATCTCCAGCGGCGCGGACGGGACGCTGCTCTGGAACACCACCTCCGGGGCGCAGGGCGTCGCCGTTACCAGCGGCGGACTGCTGATCGTCCCGGCCGGGACGATCGACGTCACCACCGTGGCCACCAGCACCGGGGCCATCCAGTGGACGGTCACCTACGTGCCCTACGACGCCGGCGCTTCCGTCACGGCCCTGTAGGAGGCGGAATGTGGGACTGCGTTAAGTGCGGATGCCGGGCAATCGCCGCCTCACTGGGGTTCTGCCCGGCCTGTTCTGAGGAGACAGAGATGCCCAGGATCACCACGGGCGGCTCCAGCAACCGCCACGAGGAGAACGAGGAGCCGGAGGTCACCGAAGAGGAGGCTTCCGAGCCCGAGCAGGTCACGGAGCCTGACGAGCCCGAGCCGCACCCCGAGCCCGGTCCGGCCCCGGCGAAGCCCGCCAAGCCTGCGGAGCCGAGGCCGCACTGATGGCCCCCGGGAAGGTCATGGGGATGGACCTGCTGTCCACCCTCCAGACGGCCGCCGCGTACCAGGACTACTACAGGTCGCAGCCCCCGGTGGCGTGCCCGCACAGCGGCACGCCGCTGCTGATGGGGCCGCCCGAGCAGCCAGGCGTCCTGTACTGCCCGGACGGGGACTTCACGTACCCGGACGACTGGGACGCTGACACCATGAGCGGCATGTAGTAACACCAGTTCACACAAGTTAAGATCGTTACCATCAGCCACTCCGCCCGGTTCTGCTTACGGGCTAGGTACAGAAAACGAGACCAGGATGGCGGTCAACCGAGCCTGCTATTGCAGCAGGGAAGACGTGATGTCCTCGCCGGACATCCGCATGACGCAGGACTACGTGCGCCATGTCGATTCGGCGATCGAGGCAGCGGCTGACGACGTTGACCGCCTGACCAAGCGGCGGTTCTGGAACAAGATCGAGACCGTCCGCCGCGACTGGCCGAACTTCCAGCGGGCCTACCCGTGGCGCATCTGGATGGACGCCAAGGAGCTGGCCGACGTCACGACCTACCCGCCGGTAGTAATCAGCGGCGGGGTCGTGATCCCCTCCACGGCGATCTTCTGGGGTCCGTGGTCCGAGGACGCCCCGCCGTACACCTGGATGGAGCTAGACCGTTCCCAGTCCTACGCCTTCGGGACCGGCCCGACGCCGCAGCGCGACGTCTCGGTGCTGGCCAATTTCGGCTACTGGACGCAGACGGAACCGGGCGGGACCCTCGGTGCAAATGCAAATGCAAGTGCAACTGCACTGACGATCTCAGACTCCTCGCTGTACGGCGTGGGCGACGTGATCATCTGCGGCAGCGAGTCGATGCTGGTGCGCGACAACGCCATGGCCGACACAGGGCAGGCTCAGCAGGGCGGCGGCTGCTCCACCGCGTCCCCGGCCGACAACCAGCTCACCGTCGCCGACGGCACCAAGCTGCACGCCGGGGAGATGCTCCAGCTCGACGCCGAGTGGATGCTGTGCCAGTCGGTCACCGGCAACGTCGCCACCGTCATCCGGGCGTTCAACGGCACCCAGATCGACACCCACGCCGCGTCGGAGGTGTACTCGCTGCGGTCGCTGACCGTCGCGCGGGGCTTCGGCGGCACCACGGCCGCGTCCCACACCTCCGGCGACGCCATCAGCATCCAGCTCGTCCCGTCGCAGGTCAGGGAGCTGGCCATCGCCGAGTCGCTCAACTACGTGTACCAGAAGACCTCCGGCTACGCCCGGACCATCGGCGAGAACACCAGGGTCGTACCGGGCGGGTCGCTGCCTGACCTGCGCGACCGGGTGCAGGAGCTGTACGGCCGCAAGGCAAGGACGCGGGTGATCTGATGATCGTCGTCACCCGCTCAGGACCGCTGTTCGACGGCCGGGCCGCCGCTGAGGCCGAGGCAGGCACCCAGGCCGTCCGCGAGGCGCTGGCCGCCGAGGGCGAGAGGCTGGTCCAGGCCGCGTTCGGGGCGTCCATCCAGGGCGGCACCGGCCGGTTCCTGGCCTCCGTCACCAGCACCAGCGAGTCCCGCACCTACACGGTGAGCAGCGGCAGGAAGACCTACGCGCTCCCGGTGACCGTGGACGACCCGGCCACCACCACGGTCGTCACCACCAACCTGGCCAGCTACGGTCCCTGGCTGGAAGGCACCGGCTCCCGCAACCAGACCACCCGGTTCAAGGGCTACCACGGCTTCCGGCAGGCGACCCAGGAGCTTGATTCCAGCGCCTCCTCCGTCGCCGAGGGCGCGTTCGCGCCGTTCGTAGAGAAGATGAGCTGATGGCCTTCAACGACGCGGCCGTGGACGCCCTGCTCGCCGCCGTGGAGTCGGTCGCGATGAAGACCGGCTACTTCCGCCGGGTGAACACCCACGAGCCGAAGGCATCGCCGGGGTCGGGCCTCACCTGCGCTATCTGGGCGCAGACGGTAGAGCCCGTCGCGGCGGCCAGCGGACTGGCCTCCACCAGCGGCTACGTCGTGCTGTGGGCCAGGATCTACGGCAACATGCTCCAGAAGCCCGAGGACGACATCGACCCCCGGCTGATGAAGGCGGGCAGCTCCCTGATCGGCGCGTACTCGGCCGACTTCACCCTGGGCGGCACCACCAGGAACATCGACCTGCTCGGCGAGTACGGGCAGAAGCTCGGCGGCCAGGCGGGCTACGTCGCCATCGGGGACTCCATGTACCGGATCTTCACCGTGACCGTTCCCTGCATCGTCAACGACATGTGGACGCAGGTGAGCGGCTGATGTGGAACGACTACTGGGTCCAGTGGGTGGTCCAGAACCTGCTCCCGAACCTGATCTGGGGCGTCCCCGCTTTTACCACGCACCACATACTCATCCGCCGTCACATCACCAGGACCTGTGGAGGAAGCCGTGGCTAAGACCGCCGGGCTCGGAGACAACTTCTACATCGGCGGCTACGACCTGTCCGGCGACGTGGCCTCGCTGGAGCGGATCTCCGGCGGCCCGGCGCTGATTGACGTCACCGCGATCAACCAGAGCGCGTCCTCGCGGATCGGCGGCCTGCGCGACGGCGACATGCAGTTCACCACGCACTTCAACAACTCCCCGGCGGCCAGCACCCCGTCCGTCCCGGCCAGCACCGTAGCCCAGGCCAACCAGTACGCCAACGCCGTGCTGGTCACCATCACGGGCGGCACGATGACCAACGTGTCCGTCAACGGGTCCACCGTCGGGACCGGGGCGGGCACCTACGTGCTCCCGGCGCTCGGCTCGATCACCATGACGTACACCGTCGCCCCCACCTGGGCCTGGACCGCCGTCGGCGGCGAGCACAACGTCCTGTCCGTGCTGCCCAGGGCGGACGAGATCGCCAGCTACCTGCGCGGCACCGCGCTCGGCAACCCGGCTGCCTGCGTCAACGGCAAGCAGATCAACTACGACCCGACCAGGGCGAACACCGGGGCGCTGACCACCAAGGTCGAGGTACAGGCCAGCGGGTTCGGGCTGGAGTGGGGCATCCAGGTCACCGCCGGCCTGCGCACCGACACGACCGCGACCACCGGGGCCGCCTACGACCTCGGAGCGGGCAGCACCTTCGGCGCGCAGGCCTACCTCCAGCTCGTGGAGTTCGCCGGGACCTCGGTAGACGTCAAGGTCACCCACGCGACCACCTCCGGCGGCTCCTACACCACGCTGATCGACTTCGGTGCCCTGACTGCAATCGGCGCGGTGCGCGGCTCGGCTGCCGGGACCGTCAACGAGTTCCTGAAGATCACCACCACCGGCACGTTCACCTACGCCGTGTTCTCCGTCGTCTTCATGCAGAACCAGAGCGCGGTGGCCTTCTGATGAGCGTGATGGTGCAGGTCCCGTTCGGGACGTACGGGCAGCGGGTGAGCCGGATCGCCCCGGAGGCCGGGCCGCAGCACTACAAGACCTACGGCATGTCGATGCCGCTGGCCACCCACTGGCGCAAGGCCACCTGCGACGAGGTGAACTGCACGGCCTACCTCAAGGGATGGGTCACCACCGTTGACCTGGACACCGAGCTGGGCCGCAAGCAGTACGAGCTGATCACGCACGACAAGGAGCGCCGCTACTCGATGCAGCGTCCCTCCCTGACGCTGGTCAAGTTCGTCTACGGGCCTGGCTTCCCGTGCTTCGCCAGGTCACAGCACAGACTGCCCCTGGAGCGCCCGGCCCGGCTGTATGTGGCCGGCGGCGACTTCCGGGGCAACCCGCTCGGGATTCCGGCGCGGGTTCACAAGAGGGCCGAGGACTGGGTTGAGGACTTCTCGATCCACCAGGACAGGCTCAAGACAGCCATCGAAAGGGGCTGACACGTCATGGCGAAGACCTCTGGTCTCGGCGGTGCCGTCCTGGTCCAGGACTCGGGCGGAACCGCGCGGACCATCTCCAACGACGTCACCAACTACCAGTTCTCCACGCCCAAGGGCGTGCAGGACACCACGGGCGTGGACAAGAGCGCTCACGAGCGCATCCTGCTGCTCGCCGACTACTCGGTGACGCTGAACGGCGTCTTCAACTCCGCTTCGTCGAACCTGTCGCACGACGTGTTCAAGACGATCCCGTCCACCTCGGCGACCCGCTCGGTTGAGCTGGACCCGATCGGCGCTACCACCGGGCTTCCCTCGCTGGTCGTCAACTGCATCCTGACCGACTACCAGATCACCAGGAACAACACCGGGGAGCTGACCTGGCAGGTGCCGGGCTCGCTCTCGGACGGCGGCGTTCCCACCTGGACCACGCACGCCTGACCAGTCCCCCGCCAGCAGCGCCACCCGGTCGCTGCTGGCGGGCCAACCGGGCACCGGGCAGGAGTAACTAGTGATCAGCAAGAGGACGGCGGTGATCGCAGTGGCAGGAGCGGCAGTAGTGACGCTGGCCGTGGCGATCCCCGTCGCGGTCTTCTCGGGAAGCCCGCCGCACGGCTCCGTCAGCGCGTGCGCCGCTGCGGTGGCGGCCGGGGAAGAGGCGGGGACACTGCACCGCAGCTCCCCGGTGCCAGCTTCCTGCGAGGGGCTCAGCAGCGTCCAGCTCGGCGACGCCGTAGGGCAGGCACTCACGCAGTACACGGCCTACGAGGCAGCGAAGGGGCACTGAGATGGGCAACCGCAGCAAGTTCAAGAAGGAGCCGAAGCAGTTCCGGCTCGTGTTCCCCGAGGACACCGAGCTGCACGGCCTCGAAGTCCTGATGCGCTCGGTCTCCATCCGGGGCTTCCTGGACATGACCGCCAAGTTCACCGCCGTCGCCGACGACCCGAAGGCGTCGATGGGCATCCAGCGGGACATGTTCAAGTACTTCGCGGCCAACCTCGTGGAGTGGAACCTGGTGGACGAGCACGACGAGGACGTCCCGCCCGTCCTGGCGCAGTGCGCCGAGTCCGGGAAGCTGGTGGCCGACGACGGCTACTGCGCCGAGCACCGTGAGCGTCCGGGCACCCTCAAGGCGGACCGCCCCGAGTGCAACATCACCGGCATCCTCGGCCAGGAGCTGGACTTCATCCTGTCCCTCTACAAGGCCTGGCAGGAGGCCATGGCGGGGGTGGACCCTACCTCGCCGAGCAGCTCTCACTCTGGGCCGCCGTCCCTGGAGGAGTCGCTGCCGATGGATATCGGGTAACCGAGCCCGCCGAACTGGCCGAGGCGAACATGATCCTCGGCCTGTGCGACAGGTTCAAGAAGCTGCCCAGCGAGGTCCTGGCGGAGGACGCCTACCTGCTGCGGATGGTGAAGGTTCAGGAGCTGGGGCGACCCGGCGGCACGGGAGAGGACGTCGGTGAGTTCTGATGCCTAACATCGTCGAGGTCGTCGTTCACGCGACGAACGAGACGAAGGCGGCATTCGCCGAGGCGGAGGCCGGCAGCGCCTCCATGTCCTCGAAGCTCGCCACCGCCGGGCTGGTCGGGGCCGCCGGGCTCATCGCCGTCGGCGTCGCGTCCGTCAAGATGGCGGGCGACTACCAGAACTCCACCGCCCGCCTGGTCACCTCCGCCGGGGAGACGAACAAGAACATCGACCAGGTGCGCCAGGGGATGCTCAACATGGCGAGCCAGGTTGGCACCAGCGCCATGGAGCTGTCCAAGGGCATGTACGTCGTGGAGAGCGCGGGCTACCACGGCGCGGCCGGGCTAACCGTGCTCAAGGCGGCAGCCCAGGGGGCGAAGGACGAGAACGCCAGCCTGGCCACCGTGTCCAACGCCGTCACCGACGTGCTGGTTGACTACCACATGAAGGCCGGCGCCGCTGCCGACGTGACGTCCAAGCTGGTCACGGCGGTGTCCTTCGGCAAGACGAACTTCGAGGAGTTCTCCCAGTCGATGTCGGTGGTGCTGCCGCTGGCCTCGGCGATGCACCTGAAGCTGGCGGACGTGGCGGGCGTCGAGGCCGAGATGACCTCGCACGGCATCTCCGCCCAGGAGGCGTCGCAGCAGATGGCCAACGCCATGCGCCACCTGATGGACCCGACCGGCGCGATGGTCAAGTCGTTCAAGGAGTTCGGCATCAGCGCCGACGACGTGAACACCCACCTCCAGTCGCAGGGCCTGGGCGGTACCCTCCAGTGGCTGCGCGGGGTGGCCGAGCAGATGGCCCCGTCCCTCGGGATGACCGTCCCGCAGGCCCTGGCGAAGCTGATGGGCAGCGCCAACGGCCTCCAGGTCGCCCTGGCCACCACCGGGGAGAACGCGAAGGGCACCCAGGCCGCCATCGCTGGCATCTCCAGCGCCAGCGCCGACGCGCAGGGTAACGTCAAGGGCTTCTCCGAGATCCAGGGCACCCTCAACCAGAAGATGGCCCAGGTGCAGGCGGCCGGGGAGTCGCTGGCCATCGAACTGGGCAACAAGCTGCTGCCCGCCGTGACCACCGTGTTCTCCTGGATGGCCAACCACGTGCAGACGGTGACCGACGTCGCCATCGCCATCGGCATCCTGGTGGCCGGGCTGGCCGCCTACGCGATCGTCGCCAAGACGGTCGCCATCGCCCAGGGCGTGCTCAACGCGGTGATGGACATGAACCCGTTCGTGGCCATCGGCATCGCCGTCGTCGCCATCGCCGCGCTGGTCATCAAGTACCACACCCAGATCTGGAACTTCATCCAGGACACCTGGCACAACGTGTCCAAGTTCGTCTCGCAGGTGTGGGGCGACATCTACGGCTTCGCCAGCCACTGGTGGCCCCTGATCCTCGGCCCGTCGGGGCTGATCATCATCTACCACAACCAGGTGTGGTCGTTCATCCAGCGCATCTGGCACGACGTGACCAACTTCCTGTCGTCGGCCTGGTCGGACATCTACAACTTCGCGCGGCACTGGTGGCCGCTGATTCTCGGCCCGAGCGGCCTGATCATCGTCTACCACCAGCAGATCCAGACGTTCGTCCAGAACATCTGGCGGAACCTGACCGGCTGGCTGTCGTCCGCCTGGGGCACGATCTACTCCGACGCCCGCTCAGTCTGGGGCAACATCCTCGGGTTCTTCCGGGGCATCCCCGCCAGCGTCCTGTCCGCGCTGTCCTCCCTCGGCGGCCAGCTCCGGAGCTGGGGCTCGTCGATCATGAACAGCATGCTCAGCGGCATCAAGGGCATCTGGAGTGACGTCGTTAACTTCTTCAAGAACCTGCCCGGCGACATCCTGCACGCCCTCGGCATCCACTCCCCGCCCCAGTGGGCCATCGACGCGGGCCAGTGGATCATGAAGGGCCTCGGCATCGGCATGAGCAACGCCCACGAGTCCGCTGCCCAGGCGGCGACCGCCCTGAAGAACAAGGTGGTCGGCGGTACCCAGGGCATCCCCGCCTCAGGCAGCCCGACCGTCGCGCAGCAGACCGCCATGAAGATGGCCGCGCTGGTCGGGTGGACCGGCGCGCAGTGGACGGCCCTCAACAACGTGGCGATGGCCGAGTCCGGCTGGTCGATGACCGCCCAGAACCCGTCCAGCGGGGCGTACGGCATCGCCCAGTTCATCAACGGCCCGTCGGAGTACGCGCAGTACGGCGGCAACGCGAACACCCTGGCCGGGCAGCTCACCGGGTTCTTCAACTACATCGCCCAGCGGTACGGCAACCCGGTCAACGCCTGGGCGCACGAGCAGGCCGACCACTGGTACGCCGCAGGCGGGGCCACCTCGCCGGGGTGGGCGATGGTCGGCGAGCACGGCCGCGAGCTGGTGAAGCTGCCGGGCGGGGCGAACGTGTACCCGGCCGGGGCCACCGCCCAGATGATGGGCCAGCTCAGCTCCGGCGGCGTGCACCTCACCCTGGAGCTTGGCGACAGCTTCCGCAAGGCCGGGCTCACCCAGCAGCAGCTTGAGGACATCCGCTACACCGTGCGGACCAAGGGCGGCAAGGGACCGGACGCGGTGCAGAAGGCATTCGGGAGCCTGTGATGACCGTCCGCCTGTGGCCGTCCGTCACCCCGTCGTCTACCAACCCGAAGGCCAGCAACAACACGGTCGGCACCGAGTTCGAGGTCAGCGCGCCCCAGGCGCTGTTCGGGATCTGGTTCTACAGCACCCCGGCAACGACGAACCTGCCCACCAAGGTCGCCGTCTGGGACCTGGTTGGGGGAGCGGTAGTGCCCGGGTCGGTGACGACCTCCCCGTCGTGGTCCGGTGCCGTGGGAAGCGGCTGGGTCAAGGTGACGTACGACGGCAGCAGCGTGATCCTCAGCTCCTCCGGGAAGTACGCGGTCACCTGCTACAACAGCGGGGCCGGCACCTGGCAGAACCGCACGGCCTCCTACTGGTCGAGCGGGGCCGGCTCGGCGGGCGTCGTCAACGGGGCGCTGTCGGCTCCCTCCCTGGCGGCGTCCCTCATCGGCCAGGGGGTCACGGGCGCGGGCGACGCCCTGCCGAATACCTCTGGAGCCGGCCTCAACTACTGGGTGGACGTCGAGGTCGGCGACCCCCCGGTGGTCCCGGTACCGGGAGAGGCCGCAGCGTCCCGCTCAGCAGCCTCTGCCTCGTCCTCGAACGCCGCGCCGTCCGCGTCCTCCGCGAGCCGCCTGGGGCCGTCTGCGGCCCCGGGGAACGCCGCCCCGGCGGCATCGTCGTCCAGCTCGCTCACCTCCAGCGCAAAGGCAGGCAACCAGTCGTGAACTCCTACCTGGCGGGCGCCCTGGTCCGCGAGACAGTCACCTTTACCGGCGTCAACGGGTCGGCCGCCGACCCGACCACCGTGACCCTCAAGTACCGGCCGGGCGGCGGCGCGTCCGTCACCACCCTGACCTACGCGGGGAGCCAGGTGACCAAAGTGTCTACCGGGGTCTACTACGCCGACCTGGACACGACAAGCTGGGTGAGCGCCGGGGCCATTACAGTTACTGCTGAGTGGATAGGGACGGGAGCGTGCCAGGCGGTCTGCACGGACTCGTTTGAGGTCACCGAGCCGGTCCTGTAGGAGGAAGCAATGCCCTCGGCGTTCCCTGCGAACCCGCTCGGGATCACCGTCGAGGTACTCCTCAACGGGACCTGGACGAACATCTCGCAGTTCGTGTACCAGCGCAGCGACATCCACATCGGCTCGCGCGGCCGGCCCAACGAGACGTCGGGCATCAGCCCGTCTGACTGCACGATGACGCTGAACAACCGGAACGGCAACTTCTCCCCGAAGAACTCCGGCGGCCTGTTCTACCCGTACATCACCCGCAACGTGCAGGTCCGCATCTCCGTGAACTCCCAGTCGGCCAACGCGACCGCCTACAGCGGGTACCGCTTCTGGGGCGAGATCAGCGCCTGGCCGCCCAAGTGGGACTCCAGCGGCAACGACGTCTACGTTGAGGTGACCGCGAACGGCGTCCTCCAGCGCTTCGCGCAGGGCGGCAACATCGGCTCGCCGCTCAAGCGGTTCTACCTGCTGAAGACCGGCGCGACGGCCCCCGTCGCCCTGTGGCCGATGGAGGAGAACAACGGGGCCACCCAGTTCGTCAACGCGATCACCACGGGCGACGACCTGTCCTGGACGGGCACGCCCAACCTGTCCTCCACCTCCGTCTTCGAGGGGACCGACCCGCTACCGCTGCTCAACGGGGCGGCGCTGACCGGGCTGACCGGGGTGTTCTCGGTCCCGTCCGGGTCCGTCACCTACTCAACGCCGGGAACGTACTCGTACGTCGCCAGCCAGGGGGTGCCGCTGACGTCCGTCGAGGTGACCGGCGGCGCGGGCGGAGGCGGGTTCGGCGTCCTGAACACCGCGTCCGGGTCCAGCGGCGGGTCGGGCGAGTACGCCAAGGAGACCTCGGTAGCCGTCACCGACCAGGGCACCTACACCCTCGTGGTCGGCGCGGGCGGCGGCGGGAGCAACGGGACGGGTGCCGGGGGCAACGGCGGCAACTCCACCTTCACCGGGGACTCGGTTACCGTCACCGCGCACGGCGGGACCGGCGGCGGCGACAGCGCCGGGACGGTCGGGGCCAAGGGAACCGGCTCCGCCAACACCACGCACCACGACGGGGCGGCAGGGACACTGGGCACCTCCGGGGCCAGCGTCGGCGGCGCGGGCGGTCCCTCATCCGGCGGTTCCGCAGCAGCGGGCAACGCTGGAGGGTCTCAGTCCGCCGGGGCCGGAGGTGCCGGAGGGGCGGCGGTTACCGGCGGCGGTGCCGGAGGCGCGGGCGGGTCGTTCGGCGGCTGCGTCGATGAGCTGACGGAGATCTACACCAGGCGCGGCTGGCTCACCTACGACAGGCTGTCCGCTGGTGACCGCACGCTGGCGTTCAACCCGGCCAGCGGCAACGTGGAGGAGACGGCCGTCACCGCCGTCCGCGTCTACGAGGTGCCCTGCGCCGTGACGACGGTGACCCACCCGGACTTCACGGCCTGCGTCACCTCCCAGCACCGCTGGCTGGTCATGAGCGACGGGAAGTGGGCGTACCGGGAGACAGGCGAGCTGCGCGACGGCGACCAGGTTCCGCTGGGAACCCTGGACCTGATCCCCTGGGACGACTGCACGCGCGAGGAGTCCTGGCACGAGGGCGTCACCTGGTGCCCGACCACGGAGCACGGCAACTGGCTGGCGCGGCGTAACGGGACCGGCTACTTCCTGGGGAACAAGCCATGACGAACAACTCAGGGTCCCCGGGCTCGGCACCGGGCGGCGCGGGCGGCGGCGGCTCCTCCAACGCCGCACCGGGAGGCAGCGGGGCCGCCGGGCAGGTGAAGATCACCTACCCCGGGATCAGCTCCCCGACCGTCGTCGTCATCC